TATCGTAATACTGTCTCACGTTACCGTACTGCTTAGTACCCTTTGCATTAATGTTAACACTACCTCCCTCTACATATAAACCTTCGTTACTATTAGTTCCTTCTATTTCTAATTTACTACCAGAAATAATAACTGACTGATTTAAAGTATTTACAAATGAAGCACTATCTGCTTGAATTACATGAGATGCACTTATTGAAGTATCACTTGCTAATGCATGAGATGCACTTGTTGCCGTAGAAGCACTGTGTATAAGCAATGAAGACGTTGTGACTGCCGTAGGTACACCGTCGCTATTACCGACCCAAGCGTAACCTGATGCAAGGTTAGGTAAATCATTTGACCTACCGGAGCCTTGAACTATTACTTCACCATCACTTGCATTTATCTTAGCTGCTGTACCAATATTTTGTATTAATAAACTTCCTGTTGGTTTAGTAGAAGTTAATCCACCATCTACATTTACATATACTGACTCTCCTGCTACTAAAGCTGAAGTATTTATTCCTATAAGTCTACCTGCAATAATTGCTTGACCTACTGAGTTATCTGTTAATTGTTCGTTAAGTAATGCTACAGCCGGCATATTACCTGCTATACTTGCATCTGCCTTTATGACTGTTACATTTTCTCCAGTAACACCAGTAGCATGTACTGCTGTACCTTTAGCTAAAGTTTCACCGGATAAGTTTTTTACATTTATTAGTAAGTCATCTGCTTGAGCTGCATGATCTGCCTCTAAAGCATGAGAAGCACTTAAAGCACTAACTGCATGTGAAGCTGTTGTAGCTAATAAAGATGTATCTGATATTAATGCATGAGATGCTGAAGTAGCATTTATAGCATAAGAACTTGATACTGTATATATTGCACTAGAAGCAGAAGTTGCATAAGAAGCAGACTCTGCATTACTTGCAAAATTAGCATAAGATGCTGATTCTACTGAACCTGATTGAGCTACAGTAACATCGAAAGTAACACCGCTATCTTTAGTAAACGTAATAGTTGAAGCTACCGCTGAAGCAGTCACTATACCTTCTCCAAAGAAAGAAGCTGTATCTGCATTAGTAGCAGTTGTAGCACTCTTAGCTAAATCAGCATAAGAAGATGATACTGCATGAGAAGCAGTTACGTGTAAATTAGTTACTCTACTTCCTGAACCATCTAAAATAGCAGACCCTACACCCATATCTACAGATGAAGAAATACTACCGCTTACCTGTGCAAGCTGCTGAAATGTATCTTTTATTTCCTGGTTGGTTAAATTGTAATTTAATGCCATAATTATTGTGGGTATTGTTTATATCTTGTGTCGTAAACAGGAATTCCTCTTCTAATAAATTCTTGAGCTAATCTTCCTTTTCTATTGAAGACAAAGGGAGACCCAAACTTTTCGTCGTAGTTAGGAATTAAATCGTAAAGCTTATTACTAGCGTTTAGTTCCGGATAAGATGTTTGTTCTTCTATTATATAATCAGTCAATAAGTTAGAATAGAATTCCATTTTATTTTGTACTGCTTGTCTTTTAACGTTGTACATTTGACGATCAGCTGCAATAGAATTTTCTCCTCCGTCAGGAATAAGTAATCCATTGTTTCTACTTCTGATATATATTGAATCTAGTATATACCAATAAGCTGCATATATAAGCATATCTTGAATATAATCATCTAATAGAGTTTTATAAGCAGCATTAGCGCTATCCTCTATTGTGCCTGCATCTACTAAAGAATAAATTTTATCTGTTAGTAAAGTACCAAGAACTGTTTGTAATTTTATATCTTGAGCCTCTCTTATACCGTTTTTAATTAAAGCTGAATCAACATTATTGTCAATGTCAGTATAATTTCGTATTTGAGCCTCTGATATTAGGAATGTATTTGTCATATTGTTGGTATATCTTCTACGTTAGTTTCATCTTGTCTTTCTACTTGTTCAGCTTCATCGTCTGTTACCTCTACAGAAGTTACTACTTCATCTACTACCTCTCCATCTTCGTATAAGTTTTTAGTATCTACTCCAAGCACTATCTCTGGATAGTTAATTTGTAAGATACCCTCTAGCTGTCTTAGTATTTCTTGCTGCATAGGTTCTATAACGTTAAAGTTAAATAGAATCTTAGCATCTATAAGCTCTGATCTACCCCCTAACTGTCCTTCGGTTTTTATACCTAAAAGCATAGGAGAAGTAATTCTATGAGCTGTTAATATTTGTTGTATAGACATATCATTGATAGTCGTATAATATCCATCCTGACCATTTGAAGGTATAGGCGTTATGTCTGGCTTATTTTCAGGTGAATCTACATCCATATATATTAGAGATCCAGCATTATCTGTTCCTCCATAATTTGCATGTAACATATTCTCTATAGCAGTTACATCATCTGTACTACCATTTGTAAATGTTGTAATAGCTAATGACGGAGCCAAACCGTTTTTTATATTATTTACATGAAAGTTGTCAATTTCACAATCAAGTTCTATAGTCTTTAATGCCCCGTTATAGTCTGGCAGAGGATAATATTGCTGTCCGGGATGATAATTATGAACTACAAAAATTTGACTTGCTTCTTCTTGTGCTTTAAGTTTATTAAATACCGGTAAGTATAAAGCATTATCGTCTGTCACCTGTAAAAAACTGTTTCTCCACTCGGTACTCACATAGTACCCTGGTATTATACCTCTGTGGTCTTTTTCTTTTGCTCTGATAGTAGAAAAATCTATGTGATATGCTTCTGCTATTCTAGTTCTATCTCTACTCCAAAGTATTTCTAAAGCAAAGCTACCGTGTAATTTAAAATCTAAAGATACTTTTTTAAATATATCGTTCCAAGTTTCTCCTTTTTTATTAGCTACTTCTAAGAAAGCTTCTTCATTTGCTGTTAATCCTTGTCCTATAACTGAATGGACAATAGAGTTAACACAAGCTGAATGTATTGAGCTTCTATTGTATAGGTTAATTAAGTAATAAGGAAATTCGTTATCATTACCACTTCTAACATATTTACCCTGTAGCTTCTCATTGAAACTAACAAGTGGTTGAGAAAATCTCTCTACCTTTGAAAAGTGTAATTTATCTGTTTTCTTTGCCATAATTATTTATGATAAGTTGTATATTGTCCATCTTGTGGACCTCCGGTATAACTAAGATACGAAGGATCATCCGATCCAACAACTCTTACTCTACCTGAATCTATTGGTCTATCATTTATAAATGTACCTTCAGCATCCCATCTAAAGTCTGCAAGGCCAAATGTTTCCGTTGTGTTTCCCCATATACCAGTACCGGTTATACCTTCTACTAATACATAAGAATAATTACCGCTCTGAGACGGTATAAGACTTGATGGTACACTAAATAACAAATAGTTATTATAATACCCTGCAGGTATTGGTGCTAACGCATCTAAGTCAAGACTTGCACTGGACATATCATAGTCCTGTGTAATGTTTAATCTGAATGATCCACTAACTAAGTCGTGGTATATACTAGCTGTAGCAGGTGAAATTGCTATTGTATTACTAGTGCCTTCTTTAATTAAGTTTATCATTTAATTCGTTTATAAAAAAAGGGAATGATAGTTTATAACCATTCCCCTTTAGTTATTGTATAATTAGCCTACTGTTATTCCAGATAGTGCGACTGCTAAAGTACCGTCAGAAGTTGAAATCTCTTCTGCTGGTTCAGGTTCCATACCCTGAAAAGATAAAGCGTACTGGTTAGCATCTCCAAATGCTGTACCTGTTGCTCCTGCTCCTCCTGATAAAGTAGCTCCTCTTCTATTCCCTACGTAGAAAAATTTACCTGTATAAGGTGATTCTACACCATTGTTTGTTTCAACAACGATTTTAAGGTCTGGATTTTGAGCTAGAACTTTTACCTGATTTCTAATTGACGACTGTAGTTTGTGAAATGCTACGTTTATGATTTGATCATAGTAGACCGTACCATTCTCGAGACTTACCGATGGAGTTTCTACGAAATCCCCAGTGTTTTTTGTAAGTTCAAACTTATAGAGCACACCGCTACCTGATAACGTGCTAATTAACCCTTCTGAACCTTCTACTACTGTGTCAACAGATCCTGAAAGAATATAAATATTTTTAATTCCTCCAGTATTGTCTCTACATCCTAGAGAAAATCCACTTGAAATATTACATGACATAATTTATTGGTTTTTTAGTTAGTTAATATAAGGGGTAAAATTAATTACCCCCTATTGGTTTTGGTTTCTTAGTTAAGTCCGTTAGAAACAATGTACTCCGGAAAAGCAACTTGTGATCCTAATTTGGATTTAAGTCTGTGCTTTAATTGGTCGGCATTATAATCATACCATAATTGGAAGTTATCTACGTCACTTAGTTCATCTGTTCCTACTACTGCATAAGCATCAGGCATAAGTGCGATTCTGTCTCCAGAAATACCCGCTGTACCTACTACTTTTACATTTTGGAATGGATAAGCTATTTGTAAGATTCCAGTTCTATTAGAAATAGAAGATGGGTCGAAATAATAATTGTTAATTCCTCTTAACGCAGTAATAAATTTTCTAAAGTTAGAAACAGACATCCAGATAGTTAAATCGTCTCTGTCTGCTACGTCATCACTTAAGTTTTCAATCATTGCGTCAGTGATCCCAAGAATTGTAGCTGAAGATACTGATCCTGTAGCTGCATCTGGAATTACAACTCCCGCTGTAGATCCTGAAGTCCAGTCGCCAAATTGACCACTACCCCACAAGAAAGCATCATCTGCTTTTTTCATTTGGTTAACGATTTGTTCTGTGTATACAGAAGCTAATTTAAAGGTTTCATTATACGAACCTTTTTCTAAAGCACTGATTCCTAAGTACTTAGGGTTTAAGTTATCTAAACAAAGTCCGTCGTAAGAAGTTCTTTGTGTAACTGCTATTGTTCTTTGCGTAGCATCGAATGAACCTGAAGGGTTACTAACACAGTCTCCTGACTGGATTTGTAAATCAACTTCGAATATGTTAAGTGGTTCTTGAAATTTAATTCCAGACTGCACAGGTAAAATACTCGTAGTATATCCTTCAAAAACAATCTTTGGTACGATTCTTCCAGCTACTTCGTTATTGAAGTCTGATAATGCTGATACATCTAATCCCATAATAATTTAATTTTAAAGTTTGTTATTTGTTTTTTTATTGTTTTTTAAAGCCTGGCTTAAAATACTTTCGTATTGCATAGCTTTTAGATCACCATTGTTAAATGATAAAATTTCGCCTTCCGGCTTAGAACCGAATCCAGCTTTACTAAAAGCTTTTTCAGTCACAGAAGTTTCTTCAGCAGATGAATAATGTTCTTTCATCTTGGCCTCATGCTCTTCCATTTTAGCTTCATGATCAGCTAATTTTTTTTGCATCTCTTCAATCTTAGGTGCAAGTTCTGCCATAATAGCATCAATAATCATCATTTTCTCATCCTCATGCTCGTCCATTCCAACGCCTTCTGGCTGGTCTTCATGTTCTGACATTGGTAAGTCATCTGATTCATTGATAGCATTATCTGCTAACTCTACAGTTTCTTCTTTAACTTCTGCTAAAGCTTCTTCTGATTCTTCTTCCTTAGATAAAGATCCCTGCCCTGTCTCATCGGGCTTGTGTAGACCTGTTATAACTCCTTCACCGTCTACTACAAGTACAATACCGTCTTCTAAAGCATGCTCACCAGATGGTGCTAATACTTTATCTCCAGCTTCAGTAGTTACGTGCACTACATCTCCAACTTCAAAGTCTGAATCTTTGTCGTTAGAAATAGGAGTACCATCAACTAGTTTAGCTGACTGTAATTTTACTTCTTCTGTGATTTCTGGTGTATTGATATTTTTGTCTTCTAAGTGAAAATAGTTTTTAACTAGATCTTTTAATTCATTCTTGTTCATAATATGATTGTGAATTTAAAGTTGTTAAGTTTTCTTTTCTATAAAAATAAATAGGCCAATATATAACTATTCAAAAATAATAGGAGAGACACGCTATTTTCCAATCTTTCCCTGTAAGTATCTAAAGAAAAAGGCTCCCGCACTACCAACAAACCCTAACATAAAGGCTACTACTACGTCTTCAAGGTGCATAAAACTAATTAAGCTACTTGGTACATATCCTGCAGCTGCTATTTGAGTGTTATTTAAGTCTACCATTATATCTATATATATTTATATATTATTATCCTTGTATAAGATTGTTTTGAAATACTCCCTCAATACTAAATCCTTTATATACTCCGTTCTTTATATCGCTCCATACCTCTTCATCTTCTATTTTATATTCGGCTGCCCATGTACCAACTGGTAGATTCATTCCATATAAAGCACTCTTATCTTGTTCGCTATTTTCCACAATCCAAGACTGAGTCATATAAGCATCTACTTGATCGTCCATATTATGCTCTGTATTTACTACATCTATTAGTTTATTCTTCATTGCTTTGTCAGCAATAGCTTTTACAGTCTCTTTACTAAAGTAAACAAAATACTTATCTCCATTTTCATCTATTCTCATTATAAGTTTATCAGGAATTAGCATAGCTCCGATTACTTTCATTTGTTCGTCATCGATTCCAAACTTAAATTGACTGGTATTACTAAAGTTAGATTGTTTCTCTATTAGTTCTAAGTTCTCTTTAGTTAATGTTACATTAGACTTTTTTAACGATTGCTTAGACGCTCTTATTCTTTCTAGCTTTCCTTTAGCCCATTCTATTCCAGCTCGTCCACCCCAAGCGTCGACCATAAGTCCTCCGCATCCTTCTGAATACGGGACATCTTCGTATTGGAGGTGTCGTGCA